AGGACTGCCAGATAGCGGCACTGGTACACGGCCTATTTTTACCGCACCAACTGCAGACGGTGAATTTAGCCAAGGTTTTTCAATGACGTACAGCCCACAAAGCAATACTGCTTTTGGGACATCAGAACCAATCCATAACGGATCAGCATATCGCTTCAACTGGGAAATTATTAGTGCGCCCTACGCCAGCACAAAGGGAGATGATCCTGATATTAAAACAGCTCGATTTGAAACTCAAGCTAAACGCACCAAGATTGCGGGCGCCAATGCGAACGTTCTGCATAGATATGAAGGACAGCCCGCTGAGGACCGCGACCAAGTAGGTATGCCAGGGGTGGGGCGAGCGTATTCACGTGGGATGGGTTTTGTCAGACATAGCGGCACCAATGGTGGCAGAGACATTGAAGATCGCACTATTGTTCCGATTCGTGAGGGCGACACCTTGGTGTTTCGCATCACGTTAGGGCAGCAATATAAAGAACTGATGGAGCGCACGATACAAGAAGGAGGATTTAAGGGAACCGATGTAGATATCAAAGACCTTCGCACAGCGTCTAAATCTTGGCGTGAGCGTGCTTACGATTTACTAACCGTGGGCTCTAAGTGGGTCATTGCCGGCAGTGTATGGGTTGTGCAAAGCCGCTCAGGTAGAGATAAAAACAAAAACTTACTCTCAAACATTACTTTTCTTTGTACTGCTGTTATTGGTGTTCCGGAAATAGGAATTCCTGGCACACGAACAGTCGAAGAACCACTCGGGGGTTACGAAGGTCCATGGCCTGGTCCAGGTGAACCACCTTTTCCTCTTAGCGAAAACGGTTTCAATACTCGCAAGCATTGTGGTGCTGCGTTTTACAACATTTGCAGACTGCACATTGCGACAATTCGTCCCGTTCGTCGTGATGCGGAAGTTATTGAACTCGGCATCCGCAGCCAAGTGTGGAACAGGGCAAATGGATTATGCAATTTTAACGCGATACCTACATCAAACAAATTGCACAAATTAGACAAAGCAAATATCACAGTAGCAACGCCGCGTATGGACAAATACTTCGAAAGGTCATCATGCTTCTCATTATGGGTCCGCCCCGTACAGCAATATGGAGAACCTCAGCAACCATGGTCCCGTATTCCGCGTGTATTTTGCGTGACAGGCAAGGCGCCGGTTGATCTATACAACTATCTACGCATTCGCCCTCGCACTCCAGGATATTACGAGTATCGCATTCTTCCGCGTACAGGCTCGGATATTGCTATTAACAGTATTGATAGCAATCTTGCAACGCGGCTTGATGCGTCTGGCGGTGAAGTAATAGGTGAAGACTACCAAACTCCTTACGGAGCGTTTCGTATTACGACAACTGGCGAAGCAGTAGTTGTTTCCAGTTTGACATTTAACGATGAAATGATATCAGATCCAAGACAAGCTACGGAACAAGTAGAAACTACCACAACGACAACGACGCCAACAAGCTTGTCGCAATATGCGCAAGGCTCAAACACAGGCAGTATCTACCTAATTCGCCATGCGTGGCTTACTGAGGTTTTAGGTTTTGCGCCAAGCTACGCCAATCAATGGCGATCAGTAGATGTGTCGCATTACAAGCCCAATGGTGATAGGTACATTACAGTAAGAGTGACTGCTTACTCTGCCCAAGGCACGCTTGGGGTAGATGTTGGCACCAAATACTTAACAGCAGCTGGCTCTACATACCGCTGGATCGCTGAATCGTACAGCGTGGTTTCAGCGACCAAAGATTGGGCGGTAGGCGATGCATTTACAATCACAAAAACAACCCCAAGCAGCAATCCTTTTGCCCGCCAAGAAGGTTACTCCTCAGTTGGTTTTGCTTTCAGCGTATCGAGCGTTGCGGTTAAAAGCGTCACGGTGCCGGGGCAAATACTTATTACCGATGAAGGGCGTATTTTTGAGCAAAACTCTCAAGTTTCAGATTGCAGTCACTATCTGGAATTGGTAAAGTCGAACGAAAGTTCACCAGAGCATGAAATTGTTTACGTGAACGAATCAATTGCAAACGAATCGCTTGCTGAATACTATGGCATGTCAACTTTTGCATTAGCCGTTAAATCCAGCGGGCAGCTAGGCGGGATTGGCCAGCCGCGTGCGTGGGTGCCAACCGGGATCAGCGTTTACCGCTTGATCGAGCGCGACAACAAGCCAAGCAACCTGTTTGCTGATCTGGTTTACTACCTGCTCACCAGCAAAAGCCAAGGCGTCGGCAACGTGGTGCCTACCGAGTTAATCGACGTTGAATCACTCACTGTTGCAGCTCAGTTCCAACGGGCAAACAGAATTTTCTTTGATGGCGTCGTAGAAGAAAGCGAAAGCTTCCGTTCATTTCTTTACGACAACGCAGCGCTGCAGCTGTGTAATTTCACGATCAAGAATGGCAGGTTTGGCATGATGCCTGCGCTGCCTTGCGACAGCAATTACGAGATCAGCCTTAGCCCGATTGCGGTTGATCAAATCTTTACCGCTGGCAACATCATTGAAGACAGCCTGCAGGTGCAATACATCGACGCAGCGCAGCGGTCTAATTTCCGCGCATTAGTCAGCTGGCGCGTCACGATTGAAAATGATTTGCCAACGCAAGCTTCAGCCTTGGTCGATTGGGCGGACATTCCCGAAGGCAGCCGCGCCACAACGCAACAGTCATTTGATCTCACTGACTTCTGCACCAATCGCGCTCAGGCATTGCTCACCGCACGATTCCTGTTGAGCGTGCGCCGCCGCATCACGCATACCGTCAGCTTTAAAACGGTGCCCGATTCGCTTGGTATCCAACCTGGTTCCTATATCCGCGTGATCACCGCAGCAACCAGCTACAACGCGGCAGCCAATGGCGCAATTCAAGACGCTGGTTCGCTGGTCAGTATCAGCACAGTGGACGATGGCACCTACACCGCATTGATTTACAACCCGTCTACCTCTGACGTTTCCGAAAAGCAGATCACGATCAGCGGCGGGCGGGTGACCGATTCAACCGTTTACAACTGCCTGTTTACTTTGCTGAGCACGACGGTCAGCAAAAACGTCTACCAAGTGGAGCAGCTGACGCTTGATGAGGATGGGTTGGTGAACGTCAGCGCTGTGGAAGTACCCGTCGACAGCTCGGGGGCTAGCATTGTTGCAAGGGACGTGCTGGACGACGCTGCTTTCCGGGTGCTCGAGTAATGGCATTTCCTACATTGCAACCCACTAGCCGGGATTTCAGCCCTGGCGACTGGCCAATCAAGCGCTTCAATTCGCAATCTGGCGCTGAAGTGCGGATCCTGTACGGCAGCCAGCGCATCAACGCAAAGATCAGTCTGGGCTACGACAACATCAGCGACGCAAACGCCCAGCTGTTTTTGGATGACTACGCCACGCAGATCGGCACCTTACGGACATTCGACCTACCGGCTGCTGTACGTACAGGATGGTCAGGTAGCGCAGGCAGCATTGATGCACCACCTGGCGCCAAATGGCGTTATGAATTAGAGCCTGCAGTGCGGGCGGTGCGCCCTGGTCGCAGTAGCGTTACAGTGAATTTGGTGGCGGTGATCTGATGGCAAAGGTCTATACCGGACGAGACGGGCGCCTGCTGCTTGACGGCACCGAGCAGATCAAGGTCACCAACTGGTCGATGACCGGCAACCTTGAAACACTGGAAACCACCAGTCTTGGCGACAGCCAGCGCACCTATGTACCTGGTGTGCAGGAATTTAACGGCAGCGCCACACTGCTGTATTACAACGATGGCGCCGGTCGCAACGATGCTGCAACAGCGTTGAAAAAAGTGCTGAAGATCGGCAGCGTATCTGAAGCCGACACTGTTGACATGCGTTTGCGCCTAGTCGACGGCAGCACCAATCACGATGTTCGACTGACTACATACATCACCAGCGTTACATTTGGCGCCAGTGTCGGTGAGGTTAGCTCTGCTCAAATCACCTTCCAAGGCACTGGAGCGCTGACAGCGGTGACGATCTAATGGGCATCTATCTTGGCAATATCGGAAACATTGAGCTGACCCGTAAATCATTGGAGGGCAGCAAGGATTCCGTTGTGAATCCAAGCGATGTCAACGCTTCCCGCGATCGTTTTAGTTTTGATTTTGATCCAAGCTATTTGATTAGTGGCGATTTAATTGAAATCGCCACTACAGATGGCACTAACCTAGATTTTGTTGACGCCACTGGCTGGGCAAATAATACGGTGCAATCCAGTGGCAACTGGTATGCTTTTATTGATGAGCTTGGCGGAATTCGGCTTTACACCAATTTTGATGACAGCCTTGAGGGGGCTAGTGCTGGCCTTATTTCTTTGAATGCTATTGCTCGCAACATACCGATCAAGGTAACTGTTCGCGATCGTGACGCCAGATTGCTGGGTTGCGTTTCCGACTACGAAATCAACACCACGCGCGAAACTGTAGACATTACTGTTTTAAGCGATGAATATAGACAGCAATACAGCAGCTTGATTAGCGGCAGCGGTCGCCTTACCGCGCAATGGGACTATGTGAAAGAAGGTGACACCGAGCCAGTTAACTATTTGATGCAGCTGGTGCTGCGCACGGAAATTGGCTCATCTTTTCGCGCTAAATTTTATATTAAATCAGCCGGCACGCGTGCTTCTGGTGGATCTTTTGACTCGACCCAAATCAACGACGCTTTGTGGTGGGAATTCGATGGCCTAATCACGTCTAGTGCAACAAGTTTTGCATCAGGTGACATCATTGTGAGTTCTGTTGATTTCGTAGCCACTGGTCCGATCAGACTGCGCGCCAAAACACGCACGACTGAATATCTGTTGCAGGAATCAGGAGACAAAATCAAACTCGAGCAAGACGCTGCTTCATTCTTGCTTTTGGAGCAATCCGACTGACACTAGAGTGGTGTCAGGCCATGCCCTGCACTCATAGCCACACAATCCAATGGCAGACCTCAGGATCACCGAACTGGCGGCTCTCTCAAGCGGTGACCTGGTTGCCGGTGATGAGCTTGCCGTAGCCGACATCAGCGCAAGCGAAACCAAGCGCATCACCGTTTCGGATTTCACGGGCAAGGCCGTGACTTTGATTGCGGATGCCACTATCCCTGGCGCCAAGATCTTGTTTGGCGCTGGCGAGATCGCTGGCACTGCATTAGAAGATGGAGCTATCGACACCGCACAGCTCGCAGACGAAGCTGTAACGGCAGCCAAGCTGGCGGACGAGTCAACGGTTGATCTGGTTACAACGCTGCCTGTATCCGGCGCATTTGTCGGTCAGATCGCACTTGATACCGACGACGACAAGGCATATATCTGGGACGGCAGCCAATGGGTCAGCTTTAAAGCAGCCGGCAGCGTTAACAGCGTTGTCGGCAGCTCAGCTGGTGTCGTCAATATCAGCGTCAGCACCTCCGGCGATGAGGTGACGATCAGCACGACGCTGGACAACACCAGTGCTGCTGCGCAGTTCCTTGCTGGTCCGACCTCCGCTGCTGGTGCGGTCAGTTATCGGACAATCGCAGCCGGAGACCTGCCGACAGCAACAACTGGCGCGAAGGGTGCTGTTGTTGTCAACGGCAATGGCCTGACGCTAAGCGGCGACACCATCGCCATTGATAACACCGTCACTGCCGAAGCCAGTGATTATCACATCGTTCAATACGACGCCAACGGCCTAGTCACTGATGGCCGCACAATTGTTGGGGCCGATGTACCAGTTGCGACTGTAACCACTGTTGGAGTCATCAGCCCCGGTAGCGGCTTGGGCGTCGACGGCGCAGGCACGCTAAATCACAGCAATGCTGTAGTCGGTGGCACTGCTGCCAAAGTCACCTATGACAACGAAGGGCACATCACCAGTGCTTTGTCTTTAAGTGATACAGACATCCCAAATCTTGATGCCAGCAAAATTACAAGCGGTACATTCAGCTCTGCACGCCTTGCTTCCAACTCTGTAACTGCTGATCAGTTAGCCGACTACGGCATTGCACAAATTGGTAGCACGCAGCCGATTCCTGAATTTGCCGGTCAGCTTTGGGTTAACCCCACCGATCGCACCGCATACGTTTGGGTCGGTCAGGTTGCACCAGCTCAGGGCTACTACCTGCCGCTGAACAACGAGTTTGGCGCACAGGCCAACCTTCGTTTTGGTGGTACGTACAACGCCAGCACAAATCTGGTCGCCAGCCTGAATACATACGGTGCAGGCGCGGGCCTAACCGTTGGTTCGGCGCTGACTGCACCAACGGCAGCTAGCGCTGGTATCTATTTGCTGGTCACCACTGCTGGTACCGGCACTGCGCCAGCGCCAGCTGTTGCACTGGATGTCGGCGACTGGATTTTGAGCCAAGGCCAAGGCACCACCTGGACGCACGTCAACTTGGTCGGTGCTGGCATCAGCGTTATCGACGCTGAAGATGTCACGTTTGACGGCAGTGCTTTGTCGCCTGCCATGGGCGGTGTTGCCGATGCAGGCGCAGCACTGACGACTTTATGGGGCCGGGTGCAGATTGCTACCCCATCCACGCTGGGCATTGTGCTGGAAACCACTGAGATCACGGTCGACAACAGCACTGGCGCCATGGCGGTCGGTGTCGTTGATGAAGGCACCTACTGAGCTGTGGCATGTCGGGCTTCAATTACAACGGCGAAAATATCCCACGCGGTGGCGCTGAAGGCGAAATTTTAGTCAAAATTGCCAACGCAGACTATTACGTGCAATACAGATCATTAACAGAAGTTTTTCAAGAATACGAGTTTGAGATTGATGAAGGCGAATACTAGACTGTGCCGGTAACGCCGTCCCATCGGGAGTTAAGGCATGGCTACCTATAAGCATCTGCGCAGCAGCACCGCAAACAAGCGCCCGACCACTTCTATCGCAGATGGTCAGCTTGCTATTAACACCAATACCGCAAGCCCCGGCCTGTTCTTTAAGGATTCCGCTGGTACCGGCATTGTCAAGGTCGGCCCGGTTCATGTTGGCACGACTGCACCAAACAGCTCACCTGCGGGCAGTAGCGGCAACTATGTAGGAGAGCAGTGGCTGGACACCAGCGTATCGCCCGCTCAGATGAAGGTATGGAATGGCAGCGCATGGATTGGCGTTGTTGCTGATGAGTTGCCGGTCAGCAAGCTGCAAGATGGCGCACCACGCCAGCTGGTGCAAACCGATGCAGCCGGCACTGGCGTTGAGTGGACGAGCAACATTGATGTGCCTGGCACGTTGGATGTAACTGGTGCCACCACGCTCGATTCAACGCTGACCGTACCGCTGGGCAGTGCTGCAGCACCAACGCTGCGGTTTACAGGCGACACCAACACCGGCCTCTATTCCCCAGGCGCAGATCAAGTAGCCATCTCGACTAATGGCACTGGGCGGTTGTTTGTTGATGCGAGTGGGAATGTTGGGGTTGGCACTACTTCGCCCAATTATGTATTAGATGTTGCAGGCACGGGAAGTATTTCCGCTGCGTTTACTTCAACAGATTCTGAAAACTATATCGCACTAAAAGACTCGGGAACAACCTTGGGGCACGTAAGAGTTGGATCAATTTCCAATGAATTGACATTTCGAGCAGGTAACTCCGAACGCGCCCGCATCGACAGCTCCGGCCGCTTAGGTCTGGGGACTAGTAGCCCTGGTTCAGTTTTAGACCTTGGCGAAGACTACCTTGGGCGAGCCATATCTTGGCATGGATCCTCAAGCCAAGCGTTGGGAAGTATTTGGACATCATATTCATCTGCTGAATTAACACTAGGTAGAGGTCTGATAGGCTCAACTACTGTTACAGGTGGGTTTGAAAGTTCCTCTTCTGCTAGTACTTCTAGGTCAGCCCTGCAATTGGGACAAGGCACCGCAACCATATTCACAGACAGTGCAGCAACTGTTGCATACGGCACACCAATCACCCCCACACCACGCTTTCACATTGACTCCTCAGGCAACGTAGGGATTGGCACTACGAGTCCTGGATTTCCTTTTCAAGTTAAATCAACAACAAATGCTCATGTAGCAATTTGGGACAATGGTGGTATTCCACAAGTTGTTGGCGTCAATGATGCTAATGGAAGCACGGAACTTCGATTGGCTGGACAAGTACTTTCTTTTACGGGAAATGGTGGCGCTGGTAGCGAACACGCTCGCATCACATCAAGTGGGCAGCTTTTAGTTGGCACGTCTAGTAGCCGTACTGGCTATAAGTTCGAGACAGAAGGAACTGCGTCAAACAATAGCTGGGCATCTTTTAGCCATAATTCAAATGATGTTATAGGCGCAATCTTAAAATTGCTGAAGTCAAGAGGAACAGCCGTTGGCAGCAATACTATCGTTCAAAGTGGTGACATTGTTGGAAGGATTGACTTTGATGGTACAGACGGAAGTGTTAATCAGACCGCTGCTCAGATTTATGCCGTTATAGACGGCACTCCCGGTGCTGCTGACATGCCGGGACGATTAGTGTTCTCCACTACTGCCGACGGAGCGAGCAGCCCGACGGAGCGGATGAGGATTAGCTCATCGGGAAATGTTTATATAGGCACAACCGTTGGAAATGCGCCATTTACAGTAGCTGGTACAAATATAGAAGTTATAAATACTAATGGTGCGTATGTAAACAATTCCCAAACAACTTCTGTTAGTACTTCCGCTACTACAATCGTTGCCGACGCGGGTTTCCAAGGTAGGCTTTGGGTCATTAACGGTGCGACAGGTGGTGATAGATTTTGCGACCTGGTTATGGCATCAACAGCCGCTGCGCCAGTTGTCGTACAAAGTTTTACCGCTATCGGCTCTCCTGCGGCAAGAACATACACCAGATCTGGCAGTGCCTTGCAACTTGCAATGGCAAGCGGGACTTACGACGTAAGGTGCATCGGAATGGGCGCTTAGTCCTACTCACTGATCACCACTGATAAAATA